TATGAATGGAATGAAGAAACAACTAGCTGGGATGAAATACAATGAACATAGAGGTTTTAACTGATGCTCTTACGATAGCGAGGTAAGTTATGCTGTTTGGAAGTACCGCCTTTTCTGAAGCACCTTTTTCTTCAACAGCGTCAACTAATATAATTGTTGTAATTTCAACAGGACAAGAATTAACTATATCAGCAGGGGATATTACTATTGGAGCAGGCGTGGGAGCTTCTATAACAGGGGAAGAATTAACTATTACCGCTAATAATGTTGTTGCAACAGGAGGCTCTATCGTTACTGCTGGCGGGCAAGAACTAACGATTACCGCTGGTGATGCTATTATTAATACAGACCAATATTTAGTAGCGACAGGACAAGAAGCGACAATTAGCACTGGTGATCCAACAGCAAATACAGGACAACATATTGCAATAAGTGGAGAAGAATTAAGCATCGTCACAGGGGATATGCTTGCAGGAATTGCAGTTTTCGTTCCAGTGACAGGACAAGAATTAACTACATCATCGGGAGATATTACAGTATCAGGAGGAGTAACTTTAGTTGCGACAGGAATAGAAGCAGAGATTAGAACAGGAGACGTTACCCAACATACTCATATGTATGTTATTCCTGACGGTCAAGAGATAAATGCATTAACAGGAAGTTTTACAATTAATACTGATCAAATACTGTCAATTTCTGGAATTTCTGCTAATATATATTTGGATTCTGTAATTTTCTGGGACCCTGTCGTACCAGGAGTAACGAATACATGGACGAATGTAAATGCGTCTACAACAAACACGTGGACTAAAATAAATTAAAGGAATAAAAAATGGCGTCAACATACTCGGCAAGACTAAAATTAGAACTTATGGAAGCTGGTGCAAATACCGGCACATGGGGTAATAATACAAACGAAAATTTACAAGTTATTGATGCAGCTATTGGAGGCTATCTTTCTAAAAATATTGCTGGAAGTGCTAACGTTACACTTACGACTGCGAATAGGGATCCTGACGTAGAAACGACTAACGAAGCTGCGAATCATATTGTTGAATTTACAGGAACATTATCAGGAGATGTTTATGTCTTTTTACCAGCCTTGGAAAAAGAATATATATTATTTAATAATACATCAGGAAGTTTTTATGTAAGGGCAGCTCCAACAGGACATGCTGCCAATTATGTCGCAATTACACAGGGAGCGCATACTATCGCTTATTGTAAAAATGGCGATGAAATGAAAGATTTATTTGCTGCCTCTTTAGGAAATTTATCAATACTGGGGGATGCAGCGATAACAGGAAACACAGCAACAACGGGAAATTCTACAGTTGGAGGAACTATAACAGTTACGGGAGACGCTATTCTTTCTGCAAATGCGAATGTAACAACGAATGTAAATGTCACTGGAAATGTAAGTGCGCATACAGTTACTTCTAATGTTAATGTCTCAGGAAAAACACTTACTTTGGATGCGGATCAGATTGCTTTTGCTAAAGTTGATAACGCAGGAAAGAATGCTGTTGGTGATAGAACAGTAAGCTCAAGCAGTCCAAGTGGAGGTGCAGACGGAGACATTTGGTATAAGTATTAATTATGGTAACATACGTAAAAGACGGTGGAACCTGGCAGGAGATAAACCAAATATACGTTCACGATGGAACATCATTTACCAATCTTACAATTACGAATGGATATGCAAATGATTCAGGAACATGGAGAGAAGTCTTTACTCTATTTAATACAACATCTTATTCCACATCAACAGGATCAGTAGCAGTTCCAGATCAAGCGAATGCACTTCACATGCAATACGCCGTTGGTGGCGGTGGCGGTGGAATGGGTGGCACGGACTATGACAGGGCTGGCGGTGAATCAACAGGATCAAGCGGTGGATCAGGTGCGTATGTATCTGATAAAGTTTGGACAGTCACAGGCGGTGAAACATTAACTGTAACAGCAGGAAGCGCAGGATCAGCTGGTGCTGTTTCTTATAGTGGAAGCGCAGGATCAGGGACAACGACCTCTATTTCTGGCTCTTCAACGGGAACGTTATTTTCATTAACGGGTGGAACTGGCGCATCTTGTGCAGGAGGTGGTGTTCATGGACCTCTCCGTTCCAATACAGTAGGAGCAGCTGGAGCAGCAACAATTTCAGGTACAGTTCTTTCTACAGGCACAACAACAGATGGAATTGATATTACAACGCTTAACTCAGGACCCGTTGGGTCATTTAATCAATCAGGTGCGGGAGCTGCAGGAACAGGAAATGGAAACTGTTCCGGTGACAACTGTAATATGGCGGCAACGGCGGGTGCAACTTCCTATTCAGGAAATGTGTCGGGCGGAACGGCGGGAGCTGCAGGAAATGGTGGCCCCTATGAATCAGGACAAGTCGGAGGTGCGGGAAGCCGTGGCTCTGGAGGCGGTGGTGGCGGAACCGAGCAGGGCGCTCCCGGAGGTGCTGGCGGTGCTGGCGAAGTAAGATATAGATTTATGAGGATTGTCTAATGCCCTATACGAATGTACAATTTGTTCCAGGAATTAATAAGGAGGCGACTGAATATGGAGCTGAGGGACAGTGGGTTGATGGCGATAAAGTTCGGTTTCGTTATGGACTTCCCCAAAAAATAGGAGGCTGGCTTAAGGCTTCCTCGCACGCCCTTATAGGTGTAGCACGGGGTTTATTTAGCTGGTTTGATTTAAGTGGCACTCGATATGCTGCAATAGGAACGAATAAAAAAGTTTATTTATTTGAGGGTGATAATTATTATGATATTACACCCATTCGTGAGACAAAATCTTCCCAAACGAATTGCTTTACGACAACGACAGGATTGGCGACTTTTACTTGTACAGTCGTGAATCACGGATCCATTGCAGGGGAGTTTGTTATTATTAGTGGAACGACAAGTCTAGGTGCAGATACAGATTTTACTGCATCAAATTTTGATCAAGAATTTGAGATTCAAAGCGTAACTGACTCAGATAATTTTATTCTTACAATGGCGGTCGCCAATACAGAAACGGGATCAGGAATTACAGCATCAGGAACAGCAACATTTAAATTTCAATTGGAGAACGAGCCAGCTGTCCAAACATATGGATATGGCTGGGGAACCAATACATGGAACACAGAAGCGTGGGGTACTGCGAGAAGTGTATCTAATGTTACCCTTGACGCAGGAATTTGGCATTTTGATAATGCGGGAGAAGATTTATATGCGTGGTTAAAGAATGGTGGACTTTACCATTGGGATACATCAGCTGGAACGGGAACGCCATTGGCGGCACTTTCCAACGCCCCAACAGCATCAGTAATGGGACTGGTTTCCACCCCTGATAGACATCTTATTTGTTTTGGAACAGAAGTAACGATAGGAACGCCATCGACACAGGATAAAATGTTTATTCGTTGGTCGGATCAAGAAAATTTTACAACCTGGGTTGCTACACCAACGAACACGGCGGGATCACAACGAATTGGTGAGGGAAGCAGAATTATTGCCGCCCACTCGACAAGAGGTGAAGTATTGGTTTGGACTGACACTGCATTGCACTCAATGCAATTTATTGGCCCTCCCTATACTTTTGGATTTAGATTACTAGGAACTGACTGTGGACTGGTTGCGTTAAACGCCGCTGTCGTTGTAAACGATAAGGCGTATTGGATGACAGATGGTCGGTTTATGACTTATTCAGGATCCATCGCAGAACTTCCGTGCAGTGTAAAGCAGTATGTATTTGATGATATTAACAGAACGCAATATCCTCAAATCTATGCGGGAGAGAATAATACATTCAATGAAGTTGTTTGGTATTATTGCTCACAAAATTCAAGTGAGATAGACCGCTATGTTATTTATAACTATATCGAAAATGTATGGTCGATTGGAAATTTAAATAGAACAGCTTGGCTCGATAACGCTGTTTTCCAACAACCAATGGCGTTGGATTATTCCTCGACTTCAACAGCAGCAACACAGACGACAGTTTATGGTGCTAGTGCCGGTCGTGCTTTTCTTTATGACCATGAGTTTGGAACGTCAGATGATGGCGCAATTCTAGAGGCAACTCTAACGAGTGGGGACGCTGATATTGCTGATGGTGATACATTTACATTTATTCGAGGTATCATTCCTGACTTTAAAAATTTAGCAGGAACTGTAAAGATGGTTGTTCAGTCACGGGACTTTCCCGCTGACGCACAAACAGTCACTGCAAATCTACCCGTTACCACGTCAACACGATTAGTGAATATGCGTGCACGAGGGCGTCAAGTATCTTTAAAATTATTTAATGACACGTCAACGAGTGACTTTTGGAGATTTGGAACATTACGATTGGACACAAAACAAGATGGGAGACGATAATGACCTTCAAGCCACCTCCAGTTCTTCCGATTGCAACTAAAGATAAAGATTTAATCGAGACATTTAATATTACAAATGATACGATGGAGCAGTATTTAATTGAGATTAATCAACCCGCAGCGACGGGCTATTCCACGTCCAATATCGTCGATACTCGCACGTTAGATGGCTCTACAGCCACTTTAGCGAATGTAATAGACGTATTAGGGACGTTAATAGAAAAACTTAAAAGTAAAGGATTATTAGATGGTTAAACTTCGAAAGGCATGTGAAGACGATACGTATCAAATTCGTGAGCTGTTAAAGAACTGGTTGGTTGAGACAAAACTTGACTTTGGAAAAACAAACAATAGTAAAGCACGTGAAAATATACTAGAATACATCGATAAACATTTTGTAATTGTTGCAGAAGATGACAATAAAATCATTGGAAGCATCGCAATGGCGAATTGTGATACATGGTATACGGATAAGGCGTTTTATCGCACACTATGGTTTTTTGTGGATCAGGAAAAAAGAAATCCCCAGATTGCAAAAAGTTTATTAGACTTTGCGAGAGAATACGCTAAAATACGGAACATACCAATGATTTTGGAAATAATGCAAGGAAAAGACATGGAACGAAAACATCAATGGGCTACGAGACAACATCTTAATTATCTTGGCGGAACTTACTCAGAGGGGTTATAATGGGAAGCTTATTTAAACCAACGACGACGACGGTACCATCTTCATCTTCTGGAAGCGTTAAATACGACATACCGGAATACTTTAAAAAAGCGCAAGAAGAATTATTTTTACGAGCTGGTGAGGAATCAAAGAAACCATACGAGCCGTATACAGGTGAGCGTATTGCGGGAATGACCCAACTGCAAAAAGATGCGATGGAAAAAGCCCGATTAAATTTAGGGGCGTTTGAAGCATCAGGAGTCACGGATAAATCAAGAGCTTTATTGGATCAAGCGACAGGGGTAGCAGGAGAACAATTCACGGGTG